CAGGACAGACATGGAACTGGACATGTACATTCACCTATCAAGTACAATTACTATAAGGAACTATCATGTCTAAAGCTTTATTAAGAAATAGCGATGGCAATCCATTTGTATATCTAGAAACAGATATTGGTAGTACTGCCATTGGAACTGATGCGAGTGGTGCTAATTATATTGTAAAAATAGTAACTGGATTAACCCAAAATATATCTCCTGTTTCAGCAGCTGGTGAAATTGCTATAGCAACAACAACTCCTGGTAATATAGAATTTCGCCCCAAAGGAACGGGTCAATCTACATTTGTTAATGGTGATGTTGCAATTACGGGAACTGGTGGAACACCAGGTAATCTTTTAATGAATGATACTGCCGCTGCTGGATTATCAGGTGTTATTGAATTTGGTGGCAATCGATTTGTACATAATTTTGGATCACAGAATACATTTCTTGGTGATTCAGCTGGTACATTCAGTTTAACGGTGCCAAATGCAGTTAATAACGTTGCTGTTGGTTTCCAATCAATGCAATCTTTAACTGATGGAGCAAGCAACGTTGGTGTTGGAGTGAATTCTGGAAGACTTATAACAACTGGAACTAACAATACATTGGTTGGATCTACTTCTGGATCTGCTATTACTATAGGCATTAGAAATACTTTAATTGGAGCTGGCGCAGCGGGTTCAATGACAGAAGGTGATAACAATATTGCTATTGGTTTTCAACCAATGGGAAGTTTGTTAACAGGTGATAGCAACATAGCTATAGGTACCACAGCTGGATCTGCTTATACAGGTTCAGAATCAAGTAATATTATAATAAATAATACTGGTACGATAGCTGACAATAATACCATTCGTATTGGTACACAAGGTGCTGGAGCGGGACAACAAAATCAATGCTTCATTGCTGGTATTAATGGAACATCGGTGACTGCTGCTGGTACTGTTGTCATTGATGCATCAGGCCAACTCGGAACATCAGCAAACCTTCCTATTGCGGTGCCAGTAACGGTGCCAAATGGGGGAACCGGAAGAACTTCACTCACGGACCATGGCGTACTTGTTGGTGCAGGTGCAGCAGCAATAACGCAGTTATCAGTTGGTACCAATGGACAAGTTCTTTTAGGGTCAACAGGTGCAGATCCAGTCTTTGCTACCTTAACTTCAACTGGTGGAACTATTACATTCACACCTGGTGCAGGAACATTGAACTTAGAAGGTGCACCTGCATTTACCTGGTCAGTTATTACAGGAGATCAGACTGCTGTAGTTAATAATGGGTATATATGCAATAAGGGATCTGCTTTATTGTTAGCCCTTCCAGCAACATCAGCAGTTGGTGCCGTTATTGAAGTTACAGGAATAAATACAGCCCTTGGCTGGAAGGTAACCCAGGCAGCAGGTCAACAGATTTTCTTCGGAACGGCAAGCACAACTTCAGGTGCAACAGGATTTCTACAGAGTACTGCAATTCGCGATAGCATAAAGATGGTATGTGTGGTGGCTAATCTGACATGGAACGTTGTATCGTCTGTTGGCAATATAACTGTATCATAAGGAGATAATATGGCATCAACTAATAACTGTCTAAACAATACAAGTACAACAAGTGTGGCTAATAGTGGTCAACTGTTCGTGCTTATTAATAATGATAATACGGGGGCAAGTGGTGCCCAATTACAACTTACTGTTGCAGGTTCGGTTACTACGGGTGATCCACAAACGACTTATGTGGTAACTGGCGCTACTACTTGGTCAACTGGCATTGATAATTCAGCATCGGATGCATTTGTTATTGCAAATTCTGCTGCACTTGGAACTACTAATTATCAATCAATCGCAACCACAGGGGTAGTAAGTTGGCCATCTCAACCAGCCTTCTTAGCATATCTGGGTACAGATGCTACTAATGCCACTGGAAATGGCACTGTATTTCAACTTGGTTCTGGTACTGCACTTACTGAAGTGTTTGATAGAGCAGGTAATTTTAATACGAATGGTACCTTTACTGCTCCAGCTACTGGTCAAGTGTATTTGGCTGGAAATGTAGAGCTGAGTGCTACTACTATTAACACTGGTATAGAAATAAGAATTGTTACCTCAAATAGAACCTACTCAAACCGATTTAACAGAGCAGCCGCTGCAACATCAATTGGTATAAGCTTAACTACTTTAGCTGATATGGATTCAGCTGATACTGCGACTTTATCAGTGATCGGATATGGTGAAGGCGCTGACACAGAAACAGTAACAGGTGTATCAGGAAATTTAATAAACTATTTCTGTGGCTACTTAATGGGGTAATGTTATGGCATCAACTAATAATGCTCTTAATAATACTAGTTTAAATCCTAGTGGAGTAACGGGTAATGTTCAAACGTTTACCGTAAGTAATACGGATGATTCAGGGGCTTCATCTGCTGAATTTAAAATTCAAGTTGGTGGAAGTGTAACGACTGGAGATGCGGGTATTCGGCATACAATATCTGGTTCTACTATATGGAGTACTGGTATCGATAACAGCGTAAATGATCAATTCGTTACCTGTTCTTCTAATACACTGGGAACCAGTAATCAACATACCATCACAACTGGTGGGATTAATGATTGGGTAAATCAGCCTGCAAAGATACAAATACCATCAGGTAATGCGAATAACATTACCGGGAATGGAACGGTCTTTACGGTAACTGCATATTCATCAATACTTAATCAAGGAGCTGCTGGTGGAGGATTTTCTGGTGGTGTATTTACTCTGACAGCTGGAACAGCCGTCCCGGTCATGTTAAATGGATCTATAACGCTAACAGGATGTACCGTCAATAGTGGTATAGAAGTAAGACTAGTTACTTCTAACCGTACTTATTCAAAAACAATAAATAGACCTGCAAGTGCAGATAATAATGTAGCAAGTATCAGTGCTATATGTGATATGGATGCAGCGGATACCGCAAGAATGAATATTGTTGGGACTGGTGAAGCTGCTGCGACTGATGATCTGTTAGGTAGCACTTCAACTGCGGCAACTTTTTTCACCGTATATGTAATGGGATAATTAGAAAGGGTAACTATGAAAGTATCAGTTAATGGACAAGATCTGTTTGAGCTAAGCGATATTCAGAAAAAAGTAATCTGCAATGATATTCATGAAGATATCTTTGATGAGGATATGAAACGTCGTCTTGAATGGATCATCATGGATAAGTACGAAAATTGCTTCAGGCGTCTCAAAGCTGAGTGGGATGTTAAGTTAGCTGAGAACGGTATAAAAGCACTTCCAGTTGATAAAGATGAATATTGCAGACTTGTTTTTGAGCAACCAAATTATAAATGTAGAAAGACTAGAGATTTAGAATCGAATATAGTAGTCTAAAATTACTACTACTCCTCTTTGGTAGGTGCGTTACCTACTCGGCTTAACGGCCTCGATGGGACACTGGTTTGACATCCTTCTTCCAGTGTCCTATTTACATGAAAAAAGATCTAAATATATGTACTTGTCGGTTGTGCATAGTAGATTACGGCATTAAGTCCAAATCCGTTATTTCTTATGGTACCATCGAGCATTTGTTCTTCGGTTGAATATAGAAATAGTTGAACCGTTTCTCCATCTTGCTGAAAATATATTCTATGCCAGAATTGAGCCTGAGATGCTTCCCATGGTTTAGTTGGATAAGGAAATGTTTCTAATATATTATTACCTAAAATAGCTCCTGATGTCTCAGCTTCTTCTGCTACAAATAAAGGAGATGCGCTAGATCTATATTCTACTTTAAGTGCACCCGTAGAAGTTCTATCAACATAAAAATCAGCATACGCGATAAAGCACCTTTCTCCCGTATCGGGGAAAAATTGATATTCCTTAGTAATCATCTCAATTTGAGATACTAGTTCTATGGTTCCACCACCTAAATAATTACCGGTTAATCCAGCCACATATATACGGATTTGATTAGCTGATATATATTGAATGTCTTGTATAGTGCCATTAAGTGTCGTTAATGTTCCGCCATCATCAATAATATTATTGATATAAATATACGGCGAAAAAGGACCAATATTATGATTAATAACTGTAAGCGTTATTGAAAGGGCGGAAACTGTAATATCAGTAATTTGTAATGACATGGAATTGGTAGATAGATCAGGAGTAATAATAAAGGTCCAGCCCTCTTGGTTGCCAGCAAGAACAGATCTAAATAGATTGTATCCTTGACCAGATTCCCATGACATATCCATTTCTTGCCATTGTTGTTGTATGTTCTGCCATACTAGGTAATTATCTTGTAAGAAAAAGTACCCGAAAGTAGTAATAGAATCATCAAACTGAGCCCACGTTCCAGCAGTATAATCCATAACGAGTAATTTATTGGGAAAGATAATATTATCTTTATAAGACTGGCTTCGCGCTGGATATGTCCAATAAGCAAGTTCTTCATAATAATCACGTATTCCATGTACGCGCAATGGACCATTATTTGTATTAACAATATCAAATACAGTATTAGGAATATCTTGATCAATACGTTCAACATTAAGACCATTACATGCATGAACACCCGTTGAACCCATACCAAGAACTACTTTATCAAATGGAATGGTTGAATGGGTTGATTCTACACCAAGTTCGGTATTAATTTTTTGTAACTGGAAAGGCAACACAAGATTGCCGGTATATACCAACTCATAAGTACTGCTTTCAAAGAAGACAATAAGACGATCTTTAAGAGACTGTACTGATACGATTGCTTCCTTAGTAGGAGCTTCTAGAAATCCACCCTTACCGGTTATATCATCTCTCCATGAATCTACCTGTATAGGAGATCCTTGTTGCGACCAGCGTATTCTGTTGGAGAATCTAGTAACTACTGGTCCGGGGTTTATACTTTCTAAGGTGTTGAATAGCAATACAAACTCTTTAAATACTTCAATAATAAGAGCGGTTAAAATAGTATCACCAGCAGCATTAGTAACTGGTGCAGCTAATGTTGTCCAGTTAGTATTGTCGTAATACTTTATACCATCAGCTTGTACATTATTTACCACAAAGAACAAATAAGAACTG